CTGTTGATACTAATAAACCTGTTTGAGCCGCAGTTTGGCTGCCAATGTTTCTAATAGTTGCAGACTGAATACCAGCTTGTACCATCTGGTCTTTGCTAATGCTTCCAAGAGGTGCTCCGCTAAAGGTAGCTTTAGCAAGAAGTCCATCAGAGACCATCTTAATCATTACTGGGTCTCCGTTAAAGAGACCATAAAGCATGTTATAAATGCCGTAACCAGGTTGCATAGAGTACTGAAGAGACTTTTTATCCATGCCGCGTCCACCGCTATTTTGGCTAATAAATGACCACAATTTATCTACCATCTGTGGGAATGGAAGCATAGAGCCATCCGCTTGACGGATATTGATACCAATTGTTCTTGCAAGGTTAACTGTTGTAGGGGCGTTCATAGTTCCGCCAATAGCAGCGGTTGCCTGCGTTAATCCAAGACCAGGGGTTATATTGGATGCTTGAGCAGCTCCTTGCATAACCTGATTAAGGTTACTTACTCCACCTAAACCAGTGCTTTGCGCCATGATTAAAGCATTAGTGGTATCCATGCTGTTAAGCGCAGTGCCTTGTTTAGCTAATTGTTTTTGTAGAGAATTAACACGAGCGGTCTGCATTTGCAAACTTCCACCGCCGCCAAAACCATAAAAAGCCGAACGCTGTGTTAAGAAGTCTTGTTCTACAGAGGTTGCTACATTAGGAAGTGCGCTAAATGCAGCCGTTCCAGCCGCAACGCCTATACCTAAAGCGGTTCTTCTGGCTGGGTTATCAGCAACTACATTGTTCCCAGGTTGGGGGGGACCACCCCCATCGCCGTCAGCAGTACCTCCTGGAACATCGTTAGCTCCTTGAGATACTTTTGTACTGCTTGAACTAATAGGCTTGCCTTTTGCATCAACTAAACCTGTAAAGGCTTGAGCGCTTCCGTTAAGAAGAGTAGACATCTTTTGGATTTTAGGAAGAAGCGTATTCTCAATGACGTTGGCAAGACCCAACAGGTCATTTTTAAGGTTGGTAACTGTACGAGACATGCCGCCTAGACCTAAAGCGGTTTTGCTATCGTCCATTGTTACCTCCTTCGCTTAGCTCGTTCAATCCAGTTAAATCTTTCTCTGACGGATAGCTCTTTTATATCCGCCAGAGTCCAACCAGTAAATGTCCTAGTTAAGAACTCGTACTGGTCAAGCAAGTTCTCATAATCTTCGTCTCTATAGACGAAACAAGTCCACAAGACTGAGTGGGAGAGCAATCTCCTCACCACATGCCTTGCATGTCTTGGTCACCTCCCCAAGGCGTGGGCCTGGGTTCTTTTCTAAAATCTGCTCAATGATAGTTGAGCGATCCTTCATACCAAGTGATAGGACAGTGCTGGCGCCCAAAGAAGGTTCATCGTTAACCGCCAAAACACAACCAGATAAGAGCAAAGTATTGATCTCAGCTGATGTTTTTTCTGCGTTTTCCAATAGTTTCTTCTGTGTTAGACCAGTTGGAAGGCCTACTGTTACATAGCCCTTTTTGATCTTAATACGCCAAGTTCTATCAGCAACGGGATCGTCTAGTTTCTTTACTGGTACATCTGTATCTAGGTTTATCTCTGCATCTTGCTCTGTGTAACATCCGCCGCATGAGACTCGGAGGTTAAGCTCATCTCCAAAGGTAATACGTCGGATACCGATTAAGATTGCATCTCTATCTCCAGATAGAAGCTTGTCTAGATCTTCTAGAGTTGCTTCTCTTGAACCAATCTTTACAAGACCGCGCTGTAAAAGAGTGTTAAGAGCTTTACCTGTAGTAGATGCTTTAGCAATTGCTTCTTCATCTACACCGTTTAACTCTCTAACTTCTACAGTGCTGATTACTTCATTATTCTCAATAAATCCGCCAGGAAGGTTTACTTCTGGCCCTAGAGGAGCTTTGGTCTCAACGACCGCTTCTGGCTCCTCTAACGCCTGCTGTGCAAATTTATTGACTAGTTCTGCGTCTGTGATTACTTTTGTCACGAGTTGTTGTCCTTTAGTTAGAAGTTATTAAACAGCTACTGCTCCGCCGCCACGAACAGGAACTGTAAGTCCTGTTGTAGCATCGTTTGTTACAAATGAAACGCTAAGACCTTCATGTACAAGCTGCATTGTCTCAAAGAGGATTGCGCCGTTTGTAGCATCTAGATCTGTGTAGTTAAGTGCAGTAATCCATGCGTTATGGATCTTAAACTGCATTTTAGGGCGCTCAGACTGAACGTTTGTGTTGGGATGATCGTTAACGGTAAGAACGATATCTACACGGAAGTTTCCAGCAGAGTTGTTTAGGCCTTCACCAGCTGCAGCAGAGAACATACCGCGCATCCAAGTGATAGCCTGGTCATTTCCGTAGAGTACTCCACGGCTGAAGGTAATAGGTGTGAAGGTTGTCATACCAGGGATCTGGTGGACAGTGGTGTTGTAGCCACCCTCACGGTACTGGATAGCCTGTGTGTTGATTGATAGGCCACTGATATTAGTGAATCCGCCTACCCAACCTGTTGAGACTCCAGTAGCAGAGGGGGTGCTTGTGCTTGATGAATCACCAATACGCGTATCAAATACAGCGCCATCAGTTGTTACTGTGAAGCTGGCGTTGAATCTAAACCCGCGTAGCGGATCAGTAGCAATACTTGAGTTGTATGTGCTTAGGTTTGTACTTGCCATTATTTATTATCTCCTTTACGCCACAGTAACGGTGGTTCCACCGCTGTACTGACCGATGTTGATGACTACGAACTCAGCTGGGCGCTGTAGAGCAACACCAACCTGGATGTTAACAATCCCGTTGTCAATTGCTGACTGTGGATTGGTTTCTGCGTCACACTTTACAAAGTATGCTGCAGCTGGGGTATTACCTGTTAGACCACCTTGAGTCCAGAAGCCTGTAAGGAACGAGTTCAATGTTGCATTGATTCGTGTCCATAGACGGGCGTCATTTGGCTCAAAGATAGCAAACTGAGTAAGATCCTTAAGAGACTTCTCAAGGTAGATCAGTGTACGGCGTACTGGTACATACTTATCTACATAACCAGACTTAAGTGTACGAGAGCCCATAACAACAATACCTGAACCTGAGATAAAGCGGATTGCGTTTACAGGTGGGTTAGAGCTGTTAAGAGTATCTAGATCTGAGTTTGATAGAGGAGTAACTGATACCGCTGTTGCAATACGGGTCTGAAGACCAGCTGGTGCCTTAAATACTCCACGTGAAGCATCTGTAGCTGCATATAGTCCAATAATTGCAGCGCCAGCACCAAGAGTCTTAGTAGCTGTCTTTGGAGCTCCAACACCTACGGTTGGATCAGCAATTGTGATCTGTGGATAGTAGACAGCGGCATGTGAAGAGTTGGTATAGCTAGCAGCCAATGTAAGCTGGTTAGCAACTGTATCAGCAACGCCATCTACAACTACAAACACATCTCCGCGGCCTTCAGCATATGCAATAAGCGCATTAACAGTTGTATCGTCTGTGTAGTTTGGTGCATTAAGCACTAGTGACTGTGGGATTACATCGTATAGAGGCAAAGCACCTGCAATAGCAGTTCCTGTTACGCTAGCTCCGTTAGCACCTGTGCTAAGAGCCTGGTTTGTAAGAACTGATGGGTTCTTGGTAACACCTGAAGAAGATGAGCCAAGGTCAACCAAAGTGATGTACTGTGAGTTGCTGTTTACAACGTTTAGAGCATAACGAGCATCAGAAGATACCATTGTGATATCTGTCCACTGCTCAACAATGTTAGCTGCAGCGCTTCCACCGAAGTAAACGATAAGGTTGAAGTAACCAGTTGTAGCTGAGTCGCTGATAGTAACGTTTAGGGTATTTCCCCAAGCGCCAACGTTATTAGCACTCACTTTAAGTGTTGGCTGTGGTGAACCTGCGCGGTCGTTTAAAGAACGAGTAGCAGCAGATGCGCCTGAACCAACAACGCGAGTTACATAAACTGGGCTCTGGTTGTTAGCAAAGAATGTGTAGAGAGCAAGTGGAAGGTCGTTTCCAACAGAGGTGTTCCAAGTACCAAACTTAGTTGTGTAATCGCTCCAAGAGCTAACTAG